ATAATTGGATCTTGCGCTGCCTGCTGGGCTTGTTGCGCTGCAACCGCTGTTTGATTTTGTTGCAACAGATTTTGAGCAGCTGGTACGGCCAGACGAGCAATTTGCATTTCTTGATCTGGGGTGAGATGAACTTGATCATCGTCATTGTCCTGATACGGGATATTAATGCCCATAGCTTGCTGCATTTGGCGCATATACTCCATGCCAACGTGCTCAGTAATATGAGCCTGCAAAGTCTGCATAATCAAAGGAGCCTGTGGGTTTTGGCCAATAACTTGTTTGATTTTTGGATCGTTAATGGCGGCCAAGTGGATTTGAATGTGCGCTTGGTGGTCTTGACCTATAAATGCCTTTAACGGCTTTTGTTTCAAAGCGTTGACATTCTCTGTTACAGGATCTACAGGAGTCATATCTTCTGGCATTGGAACAAGCTTTTCCAGATTCTTAATGCCAATGACTTCTAGCATTTGACGGTGTAGATAAGGCAAGTTATACAACTGGGGTGCAGTTTGCGACAATTGCAAAGCCGCTTGATACTGCACTACCTTTTGAGACATTGTTGCAGCGTTTGGATCTGATACAGGGATGATATTAACCATCTCATAGTCAGATCTGCGGGCTGCTTGGTGTCCTGTAGAGGGTTCGTAAGAGTAATCTTCTGGGGCGTAATCGGCAATAATTTTCTTTAACAGCTTAAATTCTTGCTTCATGGAGAAGTGAATACGGGCTTGGATAGCCGACATCACTTTTAAAGTGCGTTCCAAAATAGCCAAAGTCGTACCGACTGGGGACTGGCTAGACATATCAGAAGCTTTTAAATCGCCACTAGAAGCAAATCTACGGCCTTCTTCTACGATTTGATTGAGTAATGCCATGAGAGTCTGGCTTGGCTCTTTGTATGGCAAAGGCATGATGTTATCTTTCATCGTGCCAGACGGGACATCTACGTCCCTAAACTCACCTGGGGCTATTGGTGTGTCATCGCCCTTGACTCGCAACCCACGGGTCTTAAAGCCGCCAGGCAAATTCGATAATGACCCTGCATCGACCAACTGTCTGAGGATAGAAGTTCCCGATTTAGCGAAAGCGCCAATGAGATGGATAAGGCCAAAGTGATAAAAACCAAAGCCAGGAATATAGCCATAATGTACAAAGTGTTGTCTCTTTTGGTAGGTTTTATCATCTGGATCCCAGTTTCTACGAATAGCCAATATGGCTCCGTTTGATTTTTCAATAGTTACAACATAGGGCAAAGCGATGCCAGTAGGCATTCCGTGCTTGTCTTCATGTTCAAAACCTTCTAAATCAAGGTGAACGTGCATTTCTAAGATTTTGAATCGGTCATCTGTGGTTGCCCTAAAACCCAGTTTTTCCGCAATTTTCTTTTCAATCTCGTCCAGCACATTGTCTGGCGAACCAAGATTAATATCTCGGTAAAAACCCTCATACATCAAGCGTTGTAGTTCGTTTTCAGTTTTGCGCATCACATGGGTAATGCGTTCTGCTGCTTCTAAACTGGCTGAACCATAAGGCACAACCAAGTCTTCAGCAGGAACATACATCGATACTTGGCGATCTAAAGCTGGGTCTACATAGACTTTCTTAAAGCCGTTACCTGATAAACCAACGCCCCAAAGCATTCTTTCGTGCTCTGGACGGAACTCTTGCATGACATCGGTCAATTGGTAGTTCATATCATCAACTACACGCTCACAAGCATCTTTTTTGTCTTGAGTTTCTTTGCCTATGATTTCGCCCTTCACTGGGCCAGCAGCTGGGAAAGTTTCCATAATCGTTTCTGATTGGAATTTAATTACGGCTTCAGCTAATACTGGGTGATAGACCCCGCAAGCCCCTTCCCAGGGCTCAGAGCGTTCTTCAATTTTTAATCCTAGGAGTTCTAGACCATCGACATAGGTCTGGATCCAATCTCTACGGGAATCAATGTCAGTTTGAAAGTCTTCTAAGAGTTGACTGCCAATTTGTAATAAAACGGATTCAGGAATGTACTCAGCTAAGTTGGCATTAAAGTCTTCTGTGTCATCGCCACCCATTTGGATTTCTATGTCCCCAATCTTAAGGTCCACTTCTTCTGGGTCGACAATCTCAATTTCAACATCTGGACCATCTAAATCGGGTAAACCCGCTGGTGCTGCGTACATTGCTTTTTCAATTGACATATGGATCCTTAGTAATAACCTTTTTTGCGCCTAAACTCTTGTGGCTCGTCTGGTTCATCTGATTGTAATGTGATAAATCCACCTCGCCTAAAACGAAGTAGTGCTTGTGTGGTTGAGTCTACCAAGTCATCATGGTCTGAATTGGGAAACGCAGCTAATTCTTCGATGACCTCTTCAGCCCATCGTTTTCTGGGTGCCCAGATTTTGCCAGAAGCAAAAAGGTCTGATACGCTATTAACCCTAGATATTTTATCGTTTCCACGAGTAGGTGTAAACTCTTGCACGGGAATGCCCATCCTGCGCAATTCAAAAATAAGGGGTGCACCTGAAGCTTTAGCTTCGACAATAAACGAATCTGGCTGCCAGTCCTTATACATTTCATATGCTCGTTCTTTAAGCGTTGGGAACTCCATACGCTCTTTAAACGCATCCAATAGAATGATATTAGCATCCTGTTTATCTTCATTGAGGTAAAACACTCCCCAGGTTGTGCAGGCTGAATAGTCAGCCCGTTCTGATTTGGTAAAAGCCGTATCCCAAGATTGAATTAAATAATCACAGGCTGGCGGTCTTTCTTCCTCCCAGACCCGCCACCATTCTCGTTTGACCAGCGCACCTTCTTCACTGGTAGGGTCTTGTTGATACTGGGCTTGCCATTTGCTTAGGGGTAATTCTATGCGAAGTTTACAAAGTTCGTCATAAGACCAAAACTCAGGCCAGAGTGGTTTTTCGTTTCTTTTGATGGCTGGAAGGCTAATGATCTCCCATTCGTCCCCATCCCGATCTATCATGGCTTGGCAAATTTTGCCCGTCAAATCCCGCTTAGACCAGCGGGTCATCACTACTACAATAGATCCTCCAGGCTGCAAACGCTGGCGAGGACCTGAAGTGTACCACTCGTACACCTTATCAAAAACGCTAGGATCCCCTGCTGCCAATGCAGCTTCTTGCTCGGAATGAGGGTCATCAATAATGAGCAGATCAGCACCTTTACCAGTAACAGTACCGCCAACACCAATAGCAAAATACTCCCCGTTAGCATTAGTACTCCAACGCCCAGCAGCTTTACTATCCGATCTAAGAGATACATTAGGGAATACTTTGGCATAGTTTTCTCCATCGACTAAGTTACGGACTTTACGTCCAAAGCCAACCGCAAGCTCCGCTGTATTAGAACATTGGATAATTTTCTTTTGTGGGAATTTGCCTAAGAACCAGGCAGGAAGCAAATAAGAAGCAAACTCAGACTTAGTATGACGAGGAGGCATATTAATGATAAGTCGCTTGATTTTCCCACTGGCTATCTCCTCGAATTTTTGTGCCATTAATGCGTGATGTTGGCCATGAATAAAGTTTGGCCACATGGTTTTGACAAATGACATAAAGTCAATTTGCCCTGATTCCCTGGTTAAAGACTCCTGATAAGCCGCAGCCAGCGGCAGCAGTGGAGCCTGCTCATCCTCTGGAAGCAGCTTAATAATCTCTAAGAGATCATCCATTGATATTTCTCAACTTCAAGTAAGCGGGACGAATAGATCTGGTTCTTTTAGTATCGCCTTTACATATCCCTAGCTCAATTAAGGTCCTCATCTTGCGGGCTACATTTCCCCGCCCCCTATCGCCAGTGATGTGCATAATATCGTCTATAGTTGGTCCAAAGCCATATTTAGCCCACCATTCTTCGATTACTAGATAGATTTCTTTTTGTACAGGTGTCATAGATAGGTCAAATATACAGGGGTGTTCTCACCCACATAGCAACCTTCGATGTTGTAGTAAAAATACTCCCAAGCTTCTTCTTTGCTCATATCCCGCATGAGGATGTTAATAACCTTGTCAAGGTCATAGCATAAAGCCTGGGTTCCTAAACGGTTGATTACACCGACTATGGCTTCTTCTAAGCCGTCAGCCTGCACTAACTCTGGGTAGTCTTCTATTGCAAACATTGAATCTCCTCACCTATAAACCCGTCTATGCCACCGTTGATTGCCATGTTGACCATCTCATTAGCCAACTCTAAGGCAAGGTCTTCGCCACTGGTGTGCATGGTCACTTCGCCTGTTTCCTCGATTTGTATGTGAATACTTGCTAACATTGTTTTTTTCAAGAAATATCCCCCCCGTCATTTTGTATAGATTTACCTATGGGGGTCATTTGTAAGTCAGTGCCCACTTCTACCCACTGGGGATTTGATACCCCCTCCCCTATCTGTTGGGATTGATTGTGTGGAATACTATGCAAATGTCCCGCCACGGACTCGGCCAAAAAATGGGTGGTGGCACTTGGTGGGGGGTCGACTTTTGCCGTTTCACTGGCCGTATCCCCATCCGCAGAGATGGATTCCAGTTGCAATGGTTCTGATTGATCGCTGGGTTGATCCTTCACCTCTGTTATCTCATGGGCTTCTACATCCTGTATCTCTCTGAGTAGATCCTCAGCCGTTCTCTTGGTCTGAGTTCTCAGGGATTTGGAATTAGCGATGGCAAGCTGGACGGCATCCATGAGCTTGGCCTTCAAACTGGCAGAGTCAACGCTATGCACCAGCTCCCGTCTCTCAGTGAACAGTGCCACCTCAGTCATCTTCCCCACCAGCTCAAGAGCCCTGAGTTGCTCAGTGGGCTTTAGGTCATCATTTAATGCCATGCTAGAGAGCTTATGGATAGCGAGAGCCCTTAAACGAGTGGGTAAAAGATATTCCTCCACCTCTTTCTGTGCTTCCAGTGCCTGTATGTAGGTGCTCACATTGGGACGACTGGCCACCTTGAGGGCATCCCGATGGGCAGTAGTCGCTTTACCCTTCGTATCATATGCCCTACGATAAGCCTCAGTCTTGTTCCCCGTCTTCACCAGTTGCTCAGCAAACTCCTTCTCCTTCTTCGTAAGCTGGGTTTGTTTGCTCCTAGAGCCAAGAATGATCGTATCAATCGGGACTGTGTTCAATCCTTCCTTGATCTCTTTACGGGTGAGCTTCTTCATGGGTCTGCTTTAAGTATTCCATAGGTATATCAATACCCCTAAGTATAGACTATCTATCTCATGGTTGGGGACGGGCATATACATACTCTCTTATATCTCTTACTGCTTCTTCCGTATCAACACTGTTCGCCTTCGGCTATGGCGGGCTTTTAGCGGCACTCATGCGGGCTACAGAGCTCTGCTTCCCTTTTTTACGGACACTGCATCACAAGTAAGGCAATTATCACCTGGGCGGTCTGCCCTGAGAGCCTTATCCAGCAAGGGTCTAAAAATATTTTGCAGAAAGTGTTGCAAGTCAAGTGTTTTGGATTATCATTTAATCTCATTCACTAGATGAATGATTTTTAAACCACCTACTAGGAGCAGATATGCAGACACTACAAGACACAATCGCCATATGGGATAAGCAGATAGATGAGGAGAAGATGATTCAAGTTGTAAGAGCATACGCTGGAGCTTTATACAACGAAGGTTGGGATGCGATAGTAGAAGCATGGTCGGATGGGGATATTCTTGAGTATCTATCAGAATCCCAGTTCGATATGGCTAAGACGCTTAAAGCCATTCAGGAATGGATTGATCTTCGTCAGGAGATGTCTGATAACTGCCAGTTCTAACCCAGTCAAACTGATGAGCCTTCAATAGGCGAAACCCTTCGGGGTCTTTGACAACACTGCTAGGAGATAACGATGCAACCATCACTACTCAAGAAGATAGCTAAGGGAGAGTTCTTTAAGCTAAAAGGCACTGAGACTTCCCCTGTTTGGGTCTGCGACTACTACTGCCGTTCTTCCCGTCAATACTGGGTTCATAAGTTTGACGATATGAATCATGGGAAGTTCATCAGGGGTAATCGTGTTGTTTTTACTGGTTTTACTTTCTAAGGAGATTGATTATGTTTGGAGTAATTGCCTGTAGTGATCCTAAGTTCCCATACGCTATTGAGGATGAGAATGGAGAGATCATGGCACTGTTTGCGTATATGGACGAAGCCTTGAAGGTAGCTGAGTTCTTGAATCGGTCTTGAGTGCTGTAATCCTGATGCCCTTCGGGGTATCGGGATTGCCATTCGGTAATCATTAACTGCTAGGAGAAATAAATTGGAAACACAAACCAACACAATCGATTTAACCCAGTTCTTTGGCACTACCCAGTATTGGAGGACTCAGCCTATGTTTGCACCGAAGCTGGTTCATACCGATGGGGTTCAATACTTTGCTGATACTGCTGGGGCTTACTGGTTCTTGGATATCGTGGCTACTGAGGGCTATGAGCTCCATAAGAAGAATCCCTTTATGTCTATCAACATGGAAGTTGCTGATGGTAAAGCCGTTATTGCTTTTGATGATGGGGATTTGAATACTTTGAAGATTAAGAAGATCGCTATGACTGATTGCCCTTCGGGCATTTATACCTTCTTCTTGGCCGACAATGTCTTTATGTTGACTTCGGAGTATTGATCGTGGCAGAGCTCATTGATAGCATGACAGTGAGCTCTCCTCTGATGCTGGAGGGGAGCTGGGGGCAGAGAGATTTGGGGACTCATGAGTCTACCTTAGAGCTCTACTACCACAAAGACTGCACTGGGTTCATTGAATGGGATATTCCTGAGCTGGACTTGTTTGAGCATATTGGTCTGTGGTTTTCCATTGATCGGGATGGCAAACGGAGTCTGGTCGAATATGATGGGGTCATGTCATTGAATGACCATGCGATTGCCCTACTTCGTAAGAATGGGGTTTATGTTAATTCTGAGGAGTTTGAATAATGGATACTTTGAAAGAGCTGTATCAGTTGATGACTGTTGTATGGTCTGAGCTGTTGTCCTTCGGACTGATATTGGCGGGCTTTTATGCCATATGGTTAGTAGTTTCTGCAATTCTCAAATGGGGGAGAGTCATATGATCTGTGAACATAGTGGTGATAGCTGGTGGGAATACGATGCTCAAGGTATCCCGTTGGCAAGGGTCTGCGATAAATGCGTGGATGCAGTCTTGAGCAAATATCGGCCTGAGATTTTGTCGGGCTATTCACAATCTGATGTAGATGAATCAATCGAGGAGCAATAACATGGGAGTTGAATCAAACCTATATACGACTGTTCAAGAAATGTATTTTGATCTAATGGACTTAGGGAAAACCAATTATTTGAAAGGGATGCCAGTAGCTGGTTTTCAGGAGTTTGACAATATGCGTGATTTTATTGACGAACAGATAAGTAAATTACATTACCTTGAGAATCATATGAGAGCATTGTTTAACATTACTGAGGAGCAATAACATGGGATGGACTGGAATGACTCCGCCTTATCATGGCGATAAAAAACGCTGGTTGGCAGACGAATTTAAACAAGTTGGTGAAATTGGCACTAACCCGTCTTTTGAGTTGACTGATATCAGCATCAAGGGACGGGAAGCATACGGCATTCTGAATGTCGTTAAAGCCGATGGCACTAAGACTGGGTTTGGCATGGTCATATTGCTTGAGTGTTCTGCAAAAGAATGGGTCATGAAAGAAATGACAGAAGATATGATGCCTTACTACTTCAACGCACCAAAGAAGCTGATACATAAGCTGGATGAGCTTTACCCAGCATTGAATGACAATGCCCGTAAATGGCGTGAGAAGTGCCTATCAAACTGATGAGTCTGTAAGGACGAAACTGGAGTGATCCAGTCTTTGATTAACTGCTAGGAGATTGAAATGATGTTCAAACTGGAAATACGCACTGATAACGCAGTGTATGAAGAATCACTGTATGACGAATTGGTTGCCAATTTAGAGCTGGTCTCAAATATGATTGATTCTCAGCAAAAATCGGGGACTATCAGGGATACCAATGGTAATCGTGTTGGGCAGTTTTACATGACTGAGGAGGAGTGATCATGGGTTTAGATATGTATTTGACCGCAAAGCAATATTTGTGGAATCACAAAGAAGAAGAGCAACATTTACGCAAGGATGTGGCGAAGGTGTTGGGGGTTACGGCCTACGATGCCAAGTCGGTATCCTTTGATGTGATGTATTGGAGAAAGTGCAACGCTATCCATAATTGGTTTGTCGATAATGTTCAGGAGGGACTTGATGACTGCGGGGAATACTGGGTCGATTCTGCCCAGTTGGACGAGCTGGTTGCACTATGCAACGAAGCATTGGTAAATCGTGATGAAGATATTCTTAAGCCAGTATCGGGATTTTTTTTCGGCAGCACTGAAAAGGATGAATACTACTGGCAGAGCATTACTGAGACTAGGGACAGATTGTCGGAGATTTTGACAAACCCGTCTGCCGTTAACTGGGACTTTTACTACCAGTCAAGCTGGTAAGGATTTGACAATGAAAACAATATATATCGTGAAATCGTATGGTGCATATAACGGCTATACAAACCTTATAGCATTTGATTCTGAATCAAAAGCAGAAGCATATGCAAAAAAGATAGAGAGCCATATATCGAAAGATATTTTGGACAGTGGTGATGAGTTTGTTGAAGTTGAGCCACTTACATTGGAGGAGTTTAGTCATGCCTAAATGGATTATCAGGGCAAAGACCAATGTGATGTATGAGAAGGTGATAGAAGCCGACAGTGAAGCCGATGCTTGGGAAAAGGGTAAAGCCATACCTGAGTGCGACTTTCACTGTGTCGGTGAATATGACCATGTTGTTTACGATGTTGAACAAACTGATGACGATGAGGAAATCGAATGAATATTGCAAGAGTAGAAAAATTGCTTGTAGACACTTACAAGTTTTTAAATGATGAGATGCAAGACGAATATCCACTGGTTGATTTGGATGAAGCTATCGGCAATATTGCAGAAGCATTGGCAATAGTGCAAGGGGATCATGGGGCTTTTGACAATCAGGAGATAGATTGATGTTTGAAGTTCAACATTACACGCTATGCGATGGATGGATAAATTGCTGGAGTGAAGAGAATGAGGACGGGGTAATGATCCCGTCCATTTATAGAACATACAAAGAAGCCTTAGATGCCCTCAATGAATTTCTTGAGGATGAGCTCATGGAATACAACGCTGGCAATATTGATTCTTTGTATGAATTGGATGAATTTAGAATAATGGAGTTAGATCATGCCTAAAAATTTAGTATTGTTTGGTGATATCGAGTTTGGGGACTTTTGCAAAGGAAGAGATACATTCCCCTGTGCAGTCATCCACGAAATTAAATGCCAGTTGCTGATGGACGAAACAGATGCCGATGATTTCATGGTCAAACATGGATATAGCGGTTACTTGATCCCAGCAGAATTTAAAGGTGAAATTTATTTTTCTGAAGGATGGTCAAAATGGTTAGAGTAATGGACGATGACAACGAATATGTTCTTTGCGGGGATTCTTTAATGGTAATTGATATCGAGAATCCAAAAGATTATTGCCAAGTTGATCAGAAAGAATTTTCTGAGTTTGAAGCATCTGTTCATAAATTTTTGATGGAGGTATCAACATGAATTGGAGACCAGTAGAATTGCAAGAAAATTATTGGATTATTCAGGATAAAAATAATTATGATGAATATGTAGAT